TTCCTGTCTGAGCTGTTCCCATGGAAGCGAATGCCGAAACGGGACAAGGGCCAGACCACCTACAGCTGGGTGCTGCCCGCTGGTTCCCGCGACGAAGCCGGCGACTGCACTCGAATGGCCTATGCCGCCCTGCAGCTGGTGGCCAGGCGCTACAACCGGGCAACGATGTGGGAGCAGCTGGAGCAGCAGCTGGAGCAGCAGGCCGGCAAGCCGGCCGCAATCGCAAAGCGCCGACCACCGCCGCCATCGCGGTCTGGTGGTTTCGTATCTGGCTGGTGATTCCTAGTCTGAGTCGGAGAGGCCTATCGATGACTGTTCCAGCGTCAATTCGTGCAGGCGACACGGTGCAGTGGATTGAACCTGCTGCGCTGGATCTTGATGGCAACTCGGCAACATCAGCCACCTGGGCATTTACCACCTTCCTGAGATTCAACGCCACGAACGAAGGATCGATTGTCACCGGCACCGCCAGGAGCGATGGCGGATGGACGATGGCAATCAGCGCCACCACAAGTGGCGCCTTTGATGCTGGCGCCTGGAGCTGGCAGTCCAGGATCAGCAGCGGCGCCACGGTGGTAACGGTTGGCTCGGGCTCCATGCAGGTGCTGCCGAGCCTGAGCTATGTGTCCAATCCGGCCGCCTTTGATGGCCGCAGCCAGGCCGAGCAGGATCTGGAGGCGGTGCAGGCTGCCATCCGAGCCATTGCCGTCAAGGGTGCGAAGCAGTACAGCATCGGGTCCAGGTCCTACACGTCCATCGATCTTTCGCAGCTGATGGCGCGTGAGTCGCAGTTGAAGGCGATCGTGGCCAGGGAGCGAGCAGCGGAAAAGATGGCGGCTGGTCTGGGTGATCCACGCAGCCTGTTCGTGAGGTTCGGCTGATGGGCAAGAGACAGCGCAAGGGATCCGCTCCATCTGGCCGCGACCGGCGAGCCTACGAGGGCTCGATTGTCAGCCGGCTCACCTCCGACTGGGTGACCTCCAGCACCAGCGCTGATGCTGAGATCAACAGCAGCCTGGTGCGCCTGCGCAACCGCAGCCGCCAGCTGGTCCGAGACAACGCCTATGCGCGGCAGGCATTGCGGGCCATTACCACCAACGTGATCGGCCATGGCATCCGCCTGCAGGCCCAGGTGCCGATGCAACGCGGTGGTGGCCGGCTGGATGAGGTGCTCAACCGGCAGATCGAGGCGGCATGGGATCGCTGGTGCAGACCCAACACCTGCCACACCGCTGGCCGGTTGAACTTTGTGGAGATCAGCCGGCTGGCCATCCAGGCGATGGCTGAGTCTGGCGAGGTGTTCATCAGGATGGTGCCGCAGGCCTTTGGTGGCGGCAGCGTGCCGCTGGCGCTGGAGGTGCTTGAGGCCGACCTGGTGGATGAATCCAGGAATATCGGGCCGCTGGCGGATGGCACCGAATGGCGAATGGGCGTCAAGGTGGACAAGTGGAGCCGGCCGATCAGCTACCTGTTCCGCACTCGCCACCCGGGCGACATCCAAAGCGGGCTGGCTCACCACCTAGTGGAGGTGCCAGCTGATGAGATCCTGCATCTGGCGATGATCGACCGGCCGGGTCAGACCCGTGGCGTGCCGATGTTTGCAGCAGCGATCAAGCGGCTGCATCACCTGGCTGGATACGAAGAGGCCGAGGTGGTGCGTGCCAGGGCGGCCAGCTCGCTGATGGGTTTCATCACCAGTCCTGAGGGTGAGCTGCAGGGTGATGAGGTTTACCAGGACGAGCGAGTAAGCAACTTTGAGCCTGGCGTTTTCAAGTACCTGGCACCTGGCGAATCGGTCAGCGTGCCGGCGCTGGATTCACCCGATGGCCAATTCGAGCCATTCCTGCGCGCAATGCTGCGTGCCGTCTCAGCTACCACTGGCGTGCCCTATTCGTCGGTGTCCAGCGATTACAGCCAGACCAACTACAGCAGCAGCAGGCTGGAGCTGCTGGAGTCGCGTGAGCACTGGCGCACGATGCAGCAATTCATGATCGAGCACCTCCACCGGCCAGTGTTTGAGCGGTGGATGCGCGCTGCTGTTGCTGTTGGCCAGCTCAACCTGCCTGGCTACGAGCTGACACCTGAGCGCTACGACGCGGTGAAGTGGTATCCACGCGGCTGGGGCTGGGTTGACCCTGAGAAGGAGATCAATGCCTACAAGGAGGCCGTGCGCTGTGGCTTTGCCACCCAGGCGCAGATCGTGGCCGAGCAGGGCGGCGACCTGGAGGAGCTGCTGATGGCACGCAAAGCCGAGGTGGATCGGGCCGAGGAGCTTGAGCTGCAGTTCGATACCAACCCGGCCGATGATGGCCTGGGCGGCTATGTGGAGCCGACGGATCCAGCAGCAGAGACCGCTGAGGACACTGCAGAAGGTGAGCCAGTCGAACTAGATAGCCTGAGCACGGATGGAGCGACCGATGGACTCGATGCGTGATCTGGAGGGACAGACGTTTCAGCGTGCGGCGCTGCTGGATGGTGCTGCCGTCACAGAAAGCCGCACGCTGGACTTCAGCTTCTCCAGTGAGTTTCCAGTTGAGCGCTATTTCGGCAACGAAGTCCTGAGCCACGACCGCTCAGCCGTTGACCTCAGCCGCCTGGCCGATGGCGCGCCGCTGCTGTTCAACCACGACACCAGCCGAGTGGTTGGCGTTGTTGAGCGTGCCTGGCTGGATGGCGAAAAGAGGCGCGGCATGGTGTCGGTCAAGTTTTCACGGAATGCGTTTGCGCAGGAGGTGATGGCCGATGTGGCAGATGGCGTTCTCAGGAATGTCTCTGTCGGCTACTCCATCAACCAGATGGAGGAGCGCGGCGGCGATTTCGTCGCCACCTCGTGGAGTCCCTACGAGGTGTCCATCGTCGGCGTCCCTGCCGATCCGACCATCGGCATCGGGCGAAAGCTCGACACAGATGGAGCGGCTCCGGCCGCAACCCAAACCCAACCCCCCCTTGCTACACCCCCAATGGAAGACACTTCCCTCGACCTCGAGGCGGTGCGGGCGCAGGCTGCGGCCGATGAGCGCTCCCGCGTTGCCTCCATCACGGCTCTCTGCCGTGAGCACAAAGCTGATGATCTGGCCCAAGGCTTGATCGAGCGTGGCGCCAGCAAGTCTGATGCCATGGAAGAAGTGCTCGCCGCCATCGGCAAGCGCTCCGCCAAGCAACATGCCACCGCCTCCAATGGCGCCCAGCCGATCGGCGGCAATGCCGACATTGGCCTGAGCGATGGCGAAGCTCAGAGCTTCAGCTTTCAGCGCGCCATCAACGCACTGGCCAACCCTAACAACCGCGAGGCCTGGGAAGCTGCAGCGTTTGAGCGCGAGTGCTCGGAAGCTGCTCAGCAGCGCGCCGGCAAGCCCAGCCAGGGGATCATGGTTCCCAGTGATGTGCTTCGTGGTCAGCGCGACCTGCTGGTAGGTACCTCCACCACCGGCGGCAACCTGGTTGCCACCGACCTGCGAACCAGTGACTTCATCGAGATCTTGCGCAACCGGCTGGCGCTGGCCAACGTGGGCGCCACCGTGCTCAACGGGCTGCAGGGCAACGTGAGCATCCCCCGGCAAAGCTCGGCGGCGAGTGGCTTCTGGGTTGGTGAAAGCGGCAACCCCACCGAATCGCAGCAGGCCTTTGATCAAATCTCGATGACTCCCAAGACCCTGGGAGCTTTCGTGGATTACAGCCGCAAGCTGCTGTTGCAGGGTTCGATCGATGTTGAGTCGATGATCCGAATGGATCTAGCCAAGGTGCTGAGCCTTGAAATCGATCGTGTCGGCATCTACGGCACCGGCTCCACCAACCAGCCGCTGGGCTTGACCAACACCACCGGCCTGGGCAGCCAGACCATCACCACCTACGGCACCTATGCCGAGTACGTCTCGATGGAGACGAAGGTGGCAGTGGCCAACGCTGATGTGGCATCGATGTACTACATCATCAATGCCAACGCACGCGGCGCACTGAAGACCACGGAGAAGAGTTCAGGCGGCACCGTCGGCAACTTTGCCCTGGCGGATAACACCCTCAACGGTTACCCCGTGGTGGTGACTAACCAGCTTGGCACCAATGACTGCCTGTTTGGCGACTTCAGCCAGATGATCCTAGGCCTCTGGTCTGGGCTTGATCTGAAGATCGATGACATCACCGGCGCCACCGCTGGCACCGTTCGGGTCATTGCTCTGCAGGATCTTGACTTTGCAGTCAAGCAGCCCGGCGCCTTTGTCTTTGGTACCTAATCATGAAGGTTGAGATTATCAGCGCCGTGATGATCTCAGGGGAGCCCTTTTCGGAGGGCTCCATCCTTGATCTATCCAAGAGCGATGCAATCCTGCTGATTAACTCCAACAAGGCAGTGCCTGCTGTGGAGCCCGAAGCCCAGCCCGAAGCTCCCAAGCGGAGCCGCAAATCCGTTCCCACTCCTGAGGCCGACCAATGACCATTTTGCGCCAAGCGCTGGACAAACTCCAGCTCACCAACCTTCACGCCACTGCTGCTCGCACCGCTACCGGCAACGGCACCGCGATCGACCTGCAGGCCCGAGACGGCGACCTGTATCTGATCTTGGATTCTGCTGCTGGCACCGGCACCACGCCGACGCTTGACGTCAAGATCCAGTCGTCTGATACATCCGGCGGCACCTATGCCGACATCACCGGCGCCACCTTCACCCAGGTAACGGGTACGGCTTCTCAGCAAGCGATCACCATCTCTAAAGATGAAGCTCGCCGCTGGGTCCGCATCGTTTACACCATCAGCGGCACCACTCCCAGCTTCACCTTCTCGGTGAACGGCGTGGGTGTGAACAAGTACGGCTGATCAACCGGGGGCCCCGGCTTTGGCTGGGGCTTCCCTCAACTAATTGCGACCCGAGGACCCCATGCCATTCGGTTACGACAGCGGCTTTGATACTGCAACGCTGAGCACGTTGACATCTGCTGGCGTCAGCACGACGCAGGCGACCACCGGCGCTGACATGACCTTCCAGGTCACGGTGAGCAGCATCGGCACCAATGTGGTGATCAGGTTTGAAGGCAGCCTCGACGGCACCAATTACTTCAACCTCAACTCTTTCAACACTGATACGACCATCACGGCCAACGGCACCTATGGCTATGCCTTGAGTGGCTGCCCGGTGGCGTTTGCTCGTCTGCGGCTTGTGAGCCTTTCCGGCGGTACGCCAAGTGTTGCCACCGTGATTGGGGTGGGCTGATGTCTGAGCGGCTTGGTGCCCAATTTCAGACTGGCGGCATCGGGCAGAGCATCAGTAATGGACTATTGCCTGCTGGTGATCTGCTGTATAGCGCTGCCGGCCAAGTCCCCGCCGTCGATTGGCGCTTCGCCCAGGACCGCTCCTTAGTGGATCGAATCCGTGGCCTGCCGCTGACGTTCACCCGCACCACGAGCCGGGCGTTTGAGCAGGCGGATGGCACGCTGGGATCGGTTGGTGTTGATGCCCCGGCGTTTTCGTTTTCCAGTGGGGTGCCTAGGGGGCTTGATATTTGGGAGACGAGGACAAACAGCATCCGCAACAACACAATGGTGGGTGCGGTGGCTGGTACGCCGGGGACGTTGCCGACGAACTGGACTGCTGGCGGCGGATCTGGGACAACACAATTTATTGTTGGCACTGGAACAGAATCCGGTATTGCCTACATAGACATTCGCATTTTTGGCACAACTTCCAGCGCAATGTTTTTTGGAGTTGGCACAGAAGGTACAAACGTAGTAGCCGCAACTCCCAACAGCATTTGGACATCAACATTTTATGTTCGTTTAGTCGGAGGGTCACTGACCAATGTCACTGGCGTTAAAAATGTATTAACCAATTTCAACAGTTCTGGGGCTGCGCTTAACCAATTTGCAGTAGCGTCATTGACGCCGACTTCTGCTACTTTAGCAACTCAGCGTTATTCTGTTTCAACAACATCCGCTACATTTGCGGATGCGACTACTGCATTTGTCAGATCCTTACTTCAGGTAGAAGCCAACTCCGGCGTTGCTATCGACATCACCCTCCGCATCGGCCTGCCGCAGCTTGAACTCGGCTCCAACGCCTCCCCCTGCATCGCCACGGCTGGCTCCACTGTTCAGCGCACGGCGGATGTGTGTAGTACGACGGATCTGAGTTGGTATAACGCAAGTGGTGGTACTTGGTATGTGGATTGGCAGCTTTCTGGCAGAAACCCTGGTGCCATCCAAAATGCGTTTAACATGAGTAACGGTGGCACCGATCAACTTTTGATCTTTGTCCCCGCTGGCAATACTCTATCAACCAATACATTTGTAGCAAGCGTCTCTCAAGGGAGGCTGGACGTTTCCGGTACGCCCACTGCTGGAACTGCGTACAGGTCGGCAGTCTCTTTTGCATCTGGCAGCAGAGCATTTACCATCAACGGAGTTACCCCTACAACCGGCTCTGGCTCTTTGTCTGCGGCTACGCAACTAGAAGTAGGACTTGGACTGGGAAGTGGTCAACTCTGCGGCACCATCTCCCGCCTCGCCTACTTCCCGCCCGGTGCAGCAGCTAACAACCTCCAGAGGATGACAGCATGACCCTCGCCCCTTCCTATTTCACGCTGAGATTTGACTCCTACGCCCAAGCCAAGGCCACCTGCCAGGCTCTCGGTTACTGGCGCCCTGCCACCACCGACCAACCCGAAGGCCCGATCACGGACGGCCAGATCCAGGGCCCTGATGGCACCAGGGGCTTCTCGATCAGCATCATCGGCCAGGATCCCATCGTCACCCCCGCCACGTTTGATGAGGACGGCAACGAACTCACCCCAGCGGTGCAGCTCCATGGCTACTACGTCAACGTCGCCGGTGCGCTGCCGCAGCCCGTGGAGCAGTACCAGGTCGAGTACGGATCGGCTGGGCGGCGGTTTCAATCCTGAACCCTGAATAGCCTGGCATTGTGACCAGTCAGTTCCAATGGCCTTTGCCGAGGACCCCACTCTTTACCTGTCCGATTTCGGCGTTAGCTGCTCAGCTGGCGCCGTTTCCGGCTTTGGCATTCTTGACCAGGACAGCGAGATGGCGCTTGGCGGCGATGTGGTATTCATCCCCTACGTTCTGACCGCTGAAGCATCCAAGTTCGGTAGCCTCGAGTACGGCGATTCAATCACGGTGGATGGCATCGGCTACATCGTGGAGCAGAAGCCAATGCTGACCAGCGATGGCACGTTCTGCCGGGTGCCACTAGCGATCACCACAACGCCGGCATCGGTGAATGATTCAGACAACAACGCAGCCTTCCAAATTGTGATGGACTGATGGCCAAGCAGTTGCTCTCGACCTACACCTTTACCCCTGGCGCGGCCAATGCCGGCACGGTGGTGGTGCCTGGCACCTACACGCTTGAGCAGTTCCTGCTGATCACCAACGTGACCAGCGGCACGATCGTCTACCAGTTCAACGTCCCATCAAAAGGCGCGGTTCGCACCACCGGCGGCGGCAACACGACGCTCACGCTGGAGTTTTCCACCCAGTCGATGAGCTCAGCTGATCGGCTGCAGGTGTTCATTGATGATCTGACCTCATCCGGCGGTGGTGGTGGCGGCGGTGGTGGCGGCGGCCTGACGAATGCAGAGCTGCGCGCATCGCCCGTTCCGGTGAGCGTCAGCGGTGTTGCCACAGCCGCGAATCAGACGACCGGCAACAGCAGCCTGAGCAGCATCGATGGCAAGCTG